ACCTTCGTTCCTGAAATTCCATACACTGGTCGTGTTATACAATCCGGATGGGAACACGTTTTATTTACTACATCTACATGCTCTGAAAGCTTGTGTTCCGCACAAAAAAGTGCTACCTTCGTTCCTGAAATTCCATACACTGGTTGTGTCATACAATCCAGATGGGAACACATTTTATTTTTCACATCCACATGCTCTGAAAGCTTGTGTTCCGCGCAAAAAAGTCCTATCTTTGTCCCTGAAATTCCATACGTTGGTCATGTCATACAATCCGGATGGGAACACGTTTTACTTACTACATTCACATGCTCTGAAAGCTTGTGTTCCTTACAAAAAAGTCCTACCTTCGTTCCTGAAATTCCATATGCTGGTTGTGTTGTACAATTTGGATGGGAACACGTTTTATTTATCACATCTACATGCTCTGAAAGCTTGTGTTCCGTACAAAAAAGTGCTACCTTCGTTCCTGAAATTCCATAATTTGGTCGTGTCATACAATTTGGATGGGAACACGTTTTATGTTTCACATCTACACATTCACTAGTTTTACAATTTTTACAATACAAAGCTTTTCCTCTTTCAACTCCGAAAGAGGCTCGTTTCCCACATTTGCATTTCGTCATTTTCCTACAATTCTTTTTCTGTCCGATTTTTCATTTTTAAAAACATATTCACGACCATCGTTTAAAAACAACTTTCGATTTCCTCATTTTCATTCCCTTCAATTTTCTTATATAAAATTCTGAATACACATCTGACCATCCTGTTGTCCGTTCAAAAACATCTCGATTCACGTATACTTTATCAAGCATAAAATAGATGTTTTCAGTACCAAGAGCAACCGAATACGGTACATCACTATTTCCTACCATCCCATAGTATGCGACGATTTCATCAGAAGTATCAAATTCGTATAAATCAACTCCAATATAAGCATACCTCATACCCGAGAGTTTGAGAAGAATGCTATTCCCTTTAAATTCTGGGTTATCCGGATCTTTCCCTACGAAAACTCCTTTTATATTTCTGTACGATTTAACCAGAATCGTATAGTCTAATTTATTTTTAGGTTTCTTGAACACGTCAACGCTTAACCTATTGATTGAAACCAAATATCGACGGTCTCCATTATCGTGTGTCAGGAATTTTTTCACAGTGCATTTGCTAAGTTTAGAACTCATTTATTCTAATTAAATTTAATTAGAAATCATTCCAGATGTTTTTCCCAAGACTTCTTTTCGTTTTCAAACATTGCCCTGATAATATCCTTAATTTTGAACTTCTCTATATATGCCTCGTTCTTGGTCGTGTAAAATAGTCTATACACCTTGATGTAACTATTTGGAATTTTCAGAGTCCATTTTTGGATTTCTTGGTAAAGAGTATCAAGACGAAGTTCCTGCTTTACAATCACACAGCGCATTAGGATAATCGCTCTACCAAACTTTTTTATATACTTGTGTATATAAAACAAGGGGGGAAATTCGAACGAGGGGAGCGGAGACTAGAGAACAGGGAAACCGAGGGCCCCGCCAGAGACTCTAATAATGTTATTATTAACGACTGTGGTAACAAATCGATAAGTCTGCGGGAAGTCCGCTCCACTTCCTGCCACACCAGTTCCGTTAGCGCCTGTAACAGCGCCAACAGAAGAAACGGGGGCAATACTGACGTTAGTCAGCTTACCGTAGTTGGTAGATCCCTTAGGATCGAGGCAGATGAAGTCAAGCGAGTACGAGTACATGTGGTAACCAGTTTCGCCCGGAATGACAGGGGCGTGATACCAAGGCTGGATGAGCGAATAGTAGTCGGACCCCATGTTCTGAAGACGGGCGGTGCTCTCGTAGGTGAGAGATGCAGTTGTAATCGGGTCGACTTGTCCAGACACGTTGAAGTTGACAACATGAGTGCCGGCAACGGGGCATGCAGCAGTGTAGTTCGACCATTGCGAAGCAACTGTGGTATTTCGAACGGCAAAGAAGATGACCTTAATGGCGTGTGAGAAACGGAGATCGTACGACGGGGTAGGATTCGTTGCAGGGGCAAGTGTCTGCAGAGGAGCAAGCTGGGCCTGTTCCATGAGAATGTTACGAGGAGCACAAGCCATACGCTTACGTTCGTCGTTAGACACGATGGCATAGTTAGCCCATGTCTGAACGTTGGTAAGTTGTAACTGAGTCGCGTTTGTAAGATCAGCAGTTGTGGGAGGTCCAGAAGGGTTAACTCCGGCAGGAGAAGCAGTGTTATCAAGAATCAGAAGATCTAAGATCGGTCTGAAAGTGTAACTGATTCTCATTTCGTTATACGGAAGAGCAGCGGTCGGGAGCGCAACACCGCTATCACGGCCATACCAGAAAGGCAGGGGTAAGTTCAGTGTGAAGGAAGGAATCGCGTTCGCAACACCCATGGCGTGGGGGCCAGTCAGATCGTCAAAATCACCAATCATATTTTTGTAACCATTCTGCTTACCAGCGGGAACTGTGAAAGCTGACCAGAAATCAAGATGATAGTTGTCAAAACGAGCAGCGACCAGATCGTTAAACGACACACAGCATTCCTGCACTAAGTTGTGCATAAGATTTCGAGTCCAACGGAGACGTCCATTGCTCCCCCATGGGTTGGCGGAAGACAGTTCGACACTCGGAATAGTTAATCTCAGCCAAGTCTGGACAAGGTAATCACCAGCGCGTGAAATGTTCACGGCGTGATCCGTACCAAACTCGGCATTACCATTACAACGCGACAGCACAACAGGGACAAGGGTGAACCAAGTTGACTTTCGGGTTTCACGAACAAAATAAGCGGTCGCATTTGAACCACCATAGAGATACTTTTCAAGTTCGTCATAAGTTGCAAGATCGATAAATCCAGAAGTTATATTTGATGAACAGGCAGACATTTTTTATATTATGCAAGAAAAAAATTTATTATTCTTTTTTCTTGCATAATATATCTTTTAAAAGATACTTGATAATTCTGTAATATGTCAGACATTGACGTTGATATTTTGAGCATCAATGCCAAAATTCTTGAAAAATTCCAACTTGAAAGGTTAAAGCTGGGATTATATATTTCTCGACTCGCAGAATTAAAAAAGACCTTGGAATCAAACATTTCTGTCAAGGCACAGAACGAAATCAAAAAGAGTATCGAACTCCTTGAAAAAACGATTGAGAATATTCAAAATGACCGTGAATTAAATTTCTACATTGTAGAATCAAACAAGTACATTGAACAATACAATTTATTTTTAAAGACACCTCAGAAACTCTCATTTATTGGCAAACCTGTAAACAACAACAAGGAGAAGCTTGAAATCGTGCAAAAGTACATAGAAATCGCTCAGAAATACATTAACATCACGCCGATTAATATCAACGAAAAGAAGATTGCAATTGTCTGTGACAATTGCCCGAATAAGAAAAAATTCATAATCGACGGGAACATCTATATATGCAACGATTGTGGATGTCAGCAAGAAATTCTTCAATACACATCGTCATACAAGGATTCTGACAGAGTAAACATCTCACAAAAGTACACGTATGATAGAAAGGTCCATTTCCGCGATTGTATGAATCAATATCAAGGAAAGCAAAACTGCACCATTGAGCAAAAGGTGTATGATGACTTGGAAAAGATGTTTGAAAATCATCATCTCTTAATTGGGACGAAGGATACTCCGAGAGGAACGCGATTCGCAAACATCACAAAGGAAACTATTCTCATGTTCCTCAAAGAATTGAAATATTCAAAGCATTATGAGAATGTGACTCTAATCCATTACAATATAACAGGAATAAAGCCTGACGATATTTCTCACCTTGAAGATAAGTTAACATCCGATTTTGATTTACTCGTCGAAACATACGACAAGCACTTTAAAAATAAGATTGACAGAGTGAATTTCATTTCTACTCAATACGTCTTGTTTCAACTTTTACAAAGACATAAGCATCAATGTAAGAAGGAAGATTTCGTCATACTCAAGACTATTGATCGCAAGTCTTTCCATGACGAAATTGCACTTGAACTCTTTAGTCTACTCGGGTGGAATATTAAGCCTATCTCAGGTTAAATATACCTTATTACAACATCTGCCAATTTCAGATGTTTCCTCGCAATGTGAACTGCGTGAGTTCCGTCATTCCAACTCGCAAAAATCCTTTTCTTTGGAAGAAATCCTTTTTTGAGGAAAAAGAGAGCAACGCTATCGTCATACTCAAATACTTCATCACACACATCGAATGGCTTTTCAATTTCAACACTCTTGTTGTACAACCATATTATGCTATCGAGTAATCTGCATTTTCCTTTCAACATTACCTTTTCACCAGTGTTGTCATAACACAGATTACGAAATAAAACATCATTGTAAATGTGTATATTGTTCCTATTTCAACACTCTTGATGTACAACCATTCTGCGACGTGGAGGTGTCCATTAAAAATAGCATATCGAAAGGGACTGTAATCGTTAATCTTTATTTGTGTATGCCAATTTTCATACAACCATTCTACGATATGAATATGTCCATTCTGACACGCAAGTTGCCATCCGTATCTGGAAGATTCTTGCTCATATTCTCCAATTATACCATCGCGACACCTATTTAAGAAATTTGTCATTTTTACAATTTCTATTTTCAACTTGAAAATAAAATCATTTTCCTCACAATTCAAAATAACTTGTATTGTTGCTTCTGTTTTTTCAGCATCTCCATGAAATGTTACGTAAGTACACATTTCGAATTTAGCTCTCAAACTCCTCCTTTTTGATCGTGATATTATCATATTTCTTTATAAATCACTATATCCACCCAGAAATGTCCCATCAGGTTTAAATATTTTTGGCCATGTTGGATGTGAATGTCCAGCTAATTTTTTTGCGATTTCATCAGCATGAGTTTCTCCTCTTTTAACTTTTACAGAACCTGTACTTTTAAGTTTTTCAACAGCCTTTTCACAATAGGGGCATCCATCTTTTGTATACACGGTCCAAGAATCTCCCATTCCGAATTTGGCAGATTTCTTACGAGGTTTCCTAGATTTCCGAAGGGATTTCCTAGGGGATTTCCTAGGGGATTTCCTCAGAGATTTCCTCAGAGATTTTCGAGGTGCTCTACGTTGTACTATTCCCATTATTTATTATAAGAAACATATTAAAGAATCATCTCTGTATCTAAAATGTCACAAAATAATCGCCGTGAAAGTGAAAAGCACTCCGATAGGCACTCCGATAGGCACTCCGATAGGCACTCCGATAGGCACTCCGATAGGCACTCCGATAGGCACTCCGATAGGCACTCCGATAGGCACTCCGATAGGCACTCCGACACATCATCAGTTGATGTAAAAGACTACAAGCAGATTGCGAAAAAACTCCACGAGGATAAGGATCGTCTCAAGCAGAATTTCCAAATTTTGAGTAGCAGACACAAAGGAGAAATGGAAAAAATCCAAGAATATTTTCAAAATCAAATTTCAGAACTTTTAAAAGAAGTTGAAAAATGTAAAAAATCTAAAATTAAAACAACTCAGTTTGAAGATACGATTATCATTCTTCAAAAACGGTTGAATGATCGCATCACTGAAAACGAAAATACAAAGGATACACTTGAGCAATTCTATAAAGCACGAGAGGATGACGCACAGTTGAAATTTTCACAGATTGAGAAGGCTCTTCAAGAAACCATTCTAAACGGCCAGAAAATGGCCAACCAATTTGAAAATCTGAAAATAAAATTTAATCATGAAAAACAGACAGAAGTTCAAAAAGTTTCGTACGAAAAAGATACAGTAATTTCTCAGCTTACATCGGAAAAAGAATTTCTAAATCGGCAAGCAAAATCGTCTGAAAAAGACCGTGATGAAAAAATTCGTGACATGAAGTTAGAAGTGGACATTGTCAAAACCAATTCTATAAGGCAAGTTCAAACTCTCCAAGAAGAATTTCTGAGACAGATACAAGAAACAAGCCAAAAGCATGAAGGAATATTCCACCAAATGAAACATGTACATCGCGGAGAAGTGGAAAAGCAACAACGTGATTACGAAAAGAAGAATGAAGATGCGAATAACTTTTTCAACAAGATCACGACACAATTAAAGGAAGAAGCTGTGACAGAAATTCAAAAACTCAAGGAACAGAATGCGAAACTCTTAACCGAAAAATCACAATCGGATCAATCTCGTGAAAAAGAAATTTATTCAAAAGCTGAAGAAGTTCGTTCAACTTTTGAGAAAAAAATAGAAATAATTCAAAATCAATCAAGAGGAAAAATTTCTGAAAAAGAAGAAGAATTAAAAAAACTGGAAGCTCGTGATTCAAAAATTCTCACTGATATGCACAAGATTAAGGAGAATCTTGAAGCTCAAGTGATTTTTTTAATCGAAGAATTGAAGGTTGAACGTGAAAATCACGAAATGGATAATGCAAATTATGAATTGATTTTGAAGAAGGACAAGGACGATATCGTCTCAGAGCTACACATTCGAGATAAGAAGATTGCAGATTTAACCAAAACCCTTGAACAAGAATGCGGTGACTTGTGTTACAAGATTGAGTCACTTGAAAAGAAAAATAAGATAGTTACAGATGATTTGACTGATATATCGGCAAAGTATACTAATTACAAGGAAAAATATTTAAATGTTGAAAGTATAAGTATTCAACAAAAAACTGAATTACTCAAGGCGACCGATATGTCAAATCGTCTATCATCAAAAATTGGTCAATTAACTACAGATTTAGATCTACGAGAAACTGCAAATCGGAAATTAACAGAGAACTTTCAGAAAAAAGAGGAAGACTCTGTCAAGTTCCGTTCTGAATGCACAAGACTTGTTCAATGCGAACTTCGTTTGAAAGAAGAATTGAAACGAACAGGTCAAGAGCTTGATGAAAAGAATAAGGAAAATTCTCAATATGCAACAATGATACAGACTGAGAAAATAAGAGTCAATCAATCTCAAAAACACATTGATCAATATCAGCTCGATATCCAGAATTTGAAGAAACAGATTTCTGCAATTGATTTAGTGGTGAAAACTCAGAAATCTGATTTGATTAAAAAAGCTGGAGAAATATCAGATTTCAAAAATGACTTGAATATCAATAAGGCTCATAATACTGCAAATACCAAGTCGTTGATTGATTCTCACGAAACGATGAAGCACCGTGAAATAGCAGACCTGAATAATACCATTACACAATTGTCATCAAGACTCAATACAATGAGCCAAATTCAAGACACCTTAAAATCGAATATAATAGTATGTAATCAAACAATTGCGGATAGAGATGAAGAACTAGTGAAGAAAGATAGAGAATTTCGAAACACTGAACAATATGGAAACGCAATGAAAGCTACAATCATTGAAAAAGAAAAGGAAATTCGAAACATTATCGAAATAAAAGACAGGACGATTGCTGATACTGAAATCTTTAAACGTTCTGAAAATGCAAAGAATGAAACTCTTGAAAAGGAGAATAAAGATTTTAAATATGAGATTGAAAAAGTTCGTGAAATTATGCTTGTCAACACGCGAGCTCACGACAAGGAGATTAACAAAATGATTCAACAGCGAAAAGAGATGATGGAAACTATAAACACCCTTAACAAAGACTGTGCAAACTTGAAAAACGAATCGAATGCACTGACAAATCAATACAATGAGAGAATCAAAATGATGCAAAACGAACTGAATAATAACACGAAACAAGCAAGTAAATATTCAGAGCAATTAATCATATCAGAAAACCTTGTTAATCGACTCAATAGTCAGCTCACTCATCTTGAGGATGAATACAAGAAGGAAAATGCAAGATTGTTAAATGAAGTGAAGAAAGAACAGGCTCTCAGTAATACCTATGTGAATACGATTACGGAAGTTCGAAAAGAATTCTTAGCAACAGAAGATAAGGTTAAGATGATTAAAGCAGATTGCATAGAACAATTGAGTCGGATGAGAAAAGAACATTCTGAACATTCTGAAAAAATGCAGAAAGAGGCAATCGTCCAACAAGAAACTCTCGAAGCCATAAAAAGAAGATTGAATAATGTAACACAAGAATTTGAGGAACAACAAAACTTGATTCGTGTTCGTTTAGAAGCCATTCAGAATAAAGAAAGTGACCTGAAAAAACTTGAAAATGATATTCGGAATGAACCACCAAGAGTACTTGACCCAACTCTTCAATTTGCTCTAAATAATGCTGAAGCACAAGCTCGACTCTTTAAGATTGAAATACACAAAACAAAGGAAAATATGCACAAGTTGAATCAGCAGATAGACACTTTGAAAGGAACCATTAGCTTACTCGAAACCCAAAATGATAGGCTACAGCAATCTTGTAATGATTTTAGAGCAAAAGAAAAAAATGAAACTAAAATTTAAGAATTTATCTATTTTAAACAAATGAATGTCATCAATCTATTCTTGCGAAAAAGGGTGTTGTTCAATTAAAATCAAGGAAGGTCAATGGCTACATCAAAGACATGTGCGCCGTGGCAATTGTAGAAAGGCAGGCGTCTTTGTTTACGACCCGCAAAATAATGCTGTTCTTTTAGTTCAATCTCGAGGTCTTCTTTGGGGACCTGCCAAAGGCACACTTGAGGTTGATTTAAATGAAACCAATATTGATTGCGCAATTCGAGAACTCAAAGAGGAAACTGGTCTAGATGCAACAATCACTGATTTTACAAGGGCAATCAAAATTAAGAATCGGGTACTATACTATTATATGGAATACCCAGTATGTAATGTAGAAGTTCAGGATCATTTAAACAATGACGCAAATGGAATTGCGTGGATAAAAATAGATTGTTTAAAAGAGTGTATTTCAGCTGGAAATATAATTCTGAATCAACACTGTAAAATAGCTTTCAAAAAATTCATGAACATCACGTTTGAAAAAACAGAATTTGTCAAGGTTGAAAGCAGGAGGAGAAAGAAAAATACATTTTAATCAATCATTCGATTAAAATAATACTACATATGATCCGCATCAGCTGATTTTACAACACGAATCGCAAGGCCTTTTGCGCTTCCAGCAGTTGGTCTATTTTCCACCACAGAATCTGCCATTTTAAAAGGCTTCAGATCACCATTTTCGTCATATAAGGACGAGATGACTGGCCTCTTATCAAGAGGCACGTTAGGTTCCAATAATTTGTGAGTTGTCTTGATTCTAAAAGACATTTATTATAACATTGTATTATTTTTAAATACGATTATTTTCCACCACTATAATATTTATAAGCCTGTTCATAAGTCCAAGTTGGTTTGTTATATCTAATGTTCACTTGGTTGTGGAAATCTACATAGAATTTGCCCAATTCATGCTTATTACCAACTATCTTATCGAGAGAAGTTCGATTCTTCTCAACAAACGCACTCGCATGAGGTCGACATACAGCGCATGGTATTTCATAAGGAATTGCAAGTATACGACCTTTCATACGTTCTCTTACAAGAGGACTTGCATCTTCTGGGTAATGCGCTGCACTATTATGCAAAGTGAACCAAAAATGAGGACCCCATACTTTCGGATCTGCGGTGTTAACTTGCGTGTTAACTTGTGTGTTAACTTGCGTGTTAACTTGCGTGTTAACTTGCGTGTTAACTTGCGTGTTAACTGGTATAATTTTAGGTTCTGGTCTATAGTATTCTGGTTGCGGGTAATCTATTTTAGCAACCTTGTTTAATCCTAAATAATCAGATACATTAGCATACATTTATTATTGCGCTTACAATAAAATTGGAAAATAAAATGAC